CCCCGATTTCTTGCGTGGCGATCAGTCCGCCAGCCGCATCGAATGATAGTAATTTATTAGCGCGATCCGCTGCGTTCTTGTTGACCGTTGTGGTTCCGGCATCCACGACCGTTTCAGCAAATCCAAAACCTTCCCCGGCTACCGCATCGATCTCTTGGATCAGCATTAAATTTTTATCAGCGGTATCTTCAAGAGAGGTTGCGCTTAATGCGGAGTTGTCAACGTAATCGGTTGCTTGTGTTCGGGGAAGCGTGCGGAGAAGTACGACACTCTTCGAACTTGCCGGAGTATTGCCGAGTGTGAATGTCACATTTCCGCCTGATGCCGCTCCGGCTCCGGATACTGTGTAATGAGTCGTGAGGGATTTTAAAACGGAATCAACGTATACTTTTAAATCCGAATCACTAAAAATTCGGAAATCATACGCGAAAATATTTGTCGAACCATTACCGGTATAACTCTTTTTTCTGGTTGTAGTCGATACAGTCATTTATTGCACCCGTAAATTTGGTAACACCGGTCCTCGCGATGTACCTAGTTGGTTAAAGTAGTCTTGTTGTTCAAGCGGATTATCTGTTTTTTGTTGCCGGGCTTTCGACTCTTCGATTCTTGTTAACAGATCCGGCTGATGTTTGGCAATCACTTCATCCATGGGACCCCCAGCATCAAATAATCGTTTCTTGGCGATACTTCTTCGGCCCATGATTTCCTTTTTAACGTATTCCACCCGTTCATCATCAGTCCATCCGATATAACGCTGGCTCTTGATAATCGCCTCGACCGCCTTCTTGGCAATCGGTTTGCCACCAAGTGGTAATACTTGGTGATACATGGGCTCATTGGCCAACTGCATCCACCGGATCCTGACCGCCGGGTGAAGTTTTACGCCTTCTATTCTATAATTCACATTTCTCATTGGCATTCTCAATCGCTTCATTTCCTTGTCCACTATGTCCGGATCAGTCCGGGTGTAGTTAAACGGGCTGATAAAGTCAGGCCCCCAGTTGCCATGGTTAGCAACCGGTTCGTACCAGATATTTTTCTTGCCAGGCAGCGTTTTGCTTAATCCTGGGATCTGGTTTTTCATCACTTCCCAAACTCCCTGTACCCCGTCAATGGCATGCTGGATTTCCCGGAATTCATCATCCCCGGCCGCGGTCTTGAAATCAGAAACAATCCGGGGAATACCCATCCGGACCAGATTGTCAAAATATCGCGCCGTTTGATCAGTCGGATTCATAAACAGATTCAGTAATTCATGGACCGACCGCGCCCAACTTTTCGAGATCAGGTTATTGTGTCCGACCGCATACAACGTCATCATTAATTTCCCGTACTCTTCTTCGCCCCAATATCCAGCGATGTCATGAGCGTTTTGGGCAATATCCGCAACCATACAGAAGTAAGTGCCGAGCGGTTCGATCTTGCCAAACTGGTAAGTATGCCGACCGCCGTTTTCATCATCAAATACTATGGAACACGGTTTGAACCCGGCATTCATTTCTATTTCTTTAAGGGCCTTGGTGTTTTCCGGATCCGGCATATCCACACCAGAGGCACCGTAACCCCAAAGCTGAACATTATCCCAAAACCCGGTCGCAAGAAAATGGGCCGTGGTTACATATCCAGCGGCTACAACAAACCGACCGAGTGCCATGTCTCGCGCGGCACCGCCGTTTAATCCTTTTAAATCATCAAAAGATTTCCCGGTCATGTTGGACATGTGCAATGCATATTTAGTAGAATTCACCATGACCTTTAAAAAAGGTACAAACATCCGGCCCCATGGCAATCCGTAATTCAGAATCCCGGTATCACGCGCCCGATTCATTAACTCACCGAGTTCCCCGAGGTCTTGCTGCAAGGTCATGAACTCCGCGAGCTCTTCACCCTTGAACATCATTTTAGGAGTTGGTTTTTTTAAATAAGCGTCAACCACTTCTTCAACCTCGCCAATAGTAATCGCACCGGCTTCCACATCCTTGAATGCTTTCTTGTAGGCTTCATCCATCTGGCCTAACCGTCTGCCGAAAGTTTTGAAAAATTCATCTCCACCTTTTAATCCTCGGCCCGGATAACTGGTCACCTTGCCCACTGCATCAATGAAGAGAGCAAAGGGTCCGCCCTCTTTAACAGTTTGCGGTGTGATCGTTTGTTTAAACCACTTATCCTTATTGGCCGGGTTCTGATGAATATTTTCAAACATGTCTCTAAGATTGCCGGAGGTGATAACTTCATCTTCCTTGGTGTTTGAAAAAGATTGATCGAGTTTTGTTTTCTGGCCGCCAGCCGGTTGATTGGTTTTTAAAGTTTGCCAAGCGAATGCCATTGCTTCCGGAAAGGCACGCCCAATAACCATTAAGGACCGGAGTCCGTTCTTGTAAGTTATACGATCTTTATCACTCTTCCAAAAAATGGCAGCCCGCCGTGCCGGGCTCAAAACAGCCGCCGCCCCTTTTGTCAGTGGGTAATTAATCAGGATATTTAAATTACTTACAACATTGACACCCAAGATTGTTTTAAAAGAACTCAACATGAATGGATACATGAGTCCCAAAAATACATCCTTGAATCCGATAATGTCCTTGGCCTTTTCCGCCCATTCATCAATTTCCATATGCTCGGCCGCATTGGCCATAATTTTAAGCCACTGTTCATCACTGGCACCGATTGGCGCTTCCATGGCGGCCTCAATTGCAACTTCGGAAAACTTTTTAGCTTGCAACTCGGATATAGGATCTTCCGGATCCAGTTTGACTCCCATATATTTTGTAGTACGCGCCGGGCCGGATTTTAGGCTTTGCTCGGTAACCAAGTGGTTTCCCATATCAACCATCGCTTCCTTGGCCGCCTTTATGTCTTCCGGTAATTTTGTTTGGTTGGCTTTTTTAACTGCTTCCATCGCCCGGATAGATGCCGCGTTAGTCATCTGGCGGATCTTAACGATGATGGCCGAGTTATCCAGTTCCGCCGGATCGATGTCCCGTGGATCTCTCGGATCAGCCTTGGCCTCGGCCTTAACTTCATCAATGTTCCTGGGCTCGGTGAAATCCATTTCGTTATCAACATATTGCTTAACGAATTTTTGCAGAACTTCATTGTTCTGACCGGCCGGTCCCATGGGGCGTACGTTGAAGGGTTCTCTCGGAGGGCGTTTCTTGAAAAATCCTTTGAACGCACCCCATCCGCCAACTTGCTGGACTTCATATTCTTGTGTCGGATCAAACACGGCCGGAGTGGCCAAGGGAGTATCGGGGGATTCAATCGGTTCTTCCCCTTGCCTCATGACAAGGGTTACATCGGGGTCTACCTCTTCGGAGGTTGCGCCAGGATCTCTTCCAGCCTCTTCTCGGATTTCGCGGTGTCGGCCAGTAGTTTCGATTGTTTGGTTATCAACTGGTCCATTTCCTTCTTGGGAAGGCTTGGTCCGTAGATTCGATTCGACTCCAGAAAGAGCGCCGCCAATTCTTCCGTATTCGTCTTCGGTGATTTCGTTGCCATCTTGCAGTCCTCTTAATATTGCTTGTTGTGTTTGTTCGTATTTCATTATATCACTTTTTTGATAAAGTTACAGTTGGGGTGCCACCTAAATCTTCCAGTTCTTTGACCGCCTTATCATATTTACCACGCAAACGCGCCTGTTCCTTCACAAAGTATTCTTGTTCTTGGAGCGGTATAGAATAGGTTCCCTTCCGCCCAGCGGTCGCTTGGATTTCATCGGCTGTTTCGGCTATTTCCACAATGATGTCATTCACTTTTTCCTTTGCTTTTTCTATTGCCGTTGGCTTCGGTATCGAGCTATTCGCCTGTTTGATCTGGTTATTAATTTTCTTCGCGTTCTCGGTCTGGTTCTTACCAAAAAAACATCCGGCGGCTCCAAACTTATCGCATGCTGTACAAGTCCATAATCCGGGCTCGGCGGTCTTGTTGGCAATACTAACGAAACTGGTACCCGGTTTTGTTTTCATCTTGCCGCCATCGACCGGGCAGAGTTTCTTGGTCATCTTTTTAAATGAATCCGGAAAGCGTTTCTTGACATCCGCACGGGTGACCTCGCCGCCTTTCATATTCACCGGCAGATAAACAGCTACCCGGTCATTGACCTCCGCAATCATTGCCGGAGTCATATCATCGGTGATGGTCACGGCCAGTTGAAATTCCGGATGCTTCCGGGTCAATTCGAAATTGGTTGAATCAATCGATAACATTTTTAAATTAAAGTCAGGCACCTTTGCCAGTAGGTCCGGGCGCTTGGAAAATATCTGCATCCGGTGACCTTGCTTGTTCATTGCCTTGATCAATGTTACCTGGGCATCGGATAAATCTCCCTTGTCATTAATCCTTAATGCCAGCCCCGTCATTCCTTGCGGCGTGGCGCTGTAGAGTGCACCCACACGCTTGGCTAAAATTGCCGGATGATTCTCCGCAACCCATTCGGTGAATTCCGCCTTCATCAATTCCGCCGGTCTGGCATTAGCTATCGAGGCATAACAAAATTTTGCACAATCCTTGCTCGGGTTGCAGTTTTTAAATGAGCCGGATATATCAAGTTCGGCTTTACGATTTTTCCCGATAAAAGAATAGTTCCCGGCAAACTCTAAAACCGCTGCCTTACTATGAACAAACGCTTTGCCCATCGCATAATTGGTCAGTGCATCCTTGCCCCATAATTTACTATTCGCGAGCTCCATCGCTTCATCCAGCCGGCCTTCCATGGCACGGTGAAAAAATTCCCGGATGGTCAGGCCCCGAACCGTTGCGGCTGCCCATGGAGTTCCGGCATGTTGTTCCATATTCTCGCGCAACATTTTTGACTCCACCGGATCCATGCGACCCATGGTTTCTTCCATACCTTGGTTGACTTCCGGGTAGATGGTATTTAATGTTCCGGTTTCTTCGGTCCGGCTTAATTTTTTTACTTTTGTTTTTTTCTTTTTTGGCCCCGGCACAGTACCAGCCTCATTACCTAAGTGACGGTTCAGATATTCGCGGAATGATTTATCCGATGGCCATTTCTTTTTCATCTCGGATAACAGTTCGACTACCTTGTCAACCGCCGGGCGGCCTGTACCGCCTTCGCCAAAAAATGTTTCACCCCACTCATAAATTTCCTTGGATGCTTTCGGGCTTTTCATCGCACCGGCAATCACGCCGGATAAAATAATTCCCTCGGCTAACATCCGGGCACGTTTCTCGGTTTGTGTCCCAGGTTCGGTCGAATCGATATATGCCGCGAGATCCTGTATCACTTCCGGACCGAAATCCATGTCCCTGATTAATGACGCGAGGTTCCCGTGGTCAGGATTAAATACGGTCATGTCAGAAATAGCGCCGCGAGCAACAATTGCTTTTTTCGTATTGAGCAACATACCGGCGCCTTTCATTCCCCAGGCAAACTGGCCAATCGCTCGCGCTACCTCTTCGACTACTCCGCCCATGTGAGGGAACAGCCTGGATGCTTCGAATTGCTGTTCGGTTCCGGTAATTCCGGCAACACCTCCGCCTTGACCGAACATCGATTGCTCGAATGCATCTTGAAAATAATCCGGGGTCAGGCTGTAAAAATATTTTAGTGAATTGTGGATGGCATCCTCCGCCGATCCGCCGATGATTCGAACCGCCGTATTGAGCGTATCGGTTCCCATGGCACCAGCCTCTTTAATAGCTTGGAGCTCGGGTTCCGGAATCAGGCTTTCAAAGGTATTCATGGTACGATTACCGCCTCTCGGCATGACCGGTTTAGTCACATCGAAATCACCATCCGGAACAACATTTTCAACCAGTGAAACAATCTCGCCGGTTTCTTCATCCTGTTCTAGCAACTGGTCATGAAGATAAGCGTTTGCCTCACTCGCGGAATACACCTTGCTCATGTCCTTATCCGGAATGGTAACGGGTGCCTCTTCGGGCGGTTTGTCCTGTTCTAATATTAGTGTGACATCGGGTTCGAATTGTTCTTCAGTTGCCATTATTTACCGCTCCTAATTAAGTCCATCAAATCCGACCCAGTTGGGTAACTCTCCTCAAGCGCTTTCCTGTATTCAGTTGCCTCTTTGCTATTGCCGTAATAACCTTTTTCCCCGTACAGATCCTTTCCCCGATTAAACTCTGCTATCCCGGCCTTCCTAGCAGCCTTATTCTCCTTATTCCTACGCTCCCACTCTTTAAACTCCGCCGCACTCTTCTCTTTGAATTTCTGATTCTCAAGTTTCCTCGCGACCTTTTCTTTTTCAAGCGCAATATTTTCTTTCCTTAATTCTTCGTAATATTCATCCCCCGAAAACATTTCTGCTTGCCGTGGCTCCTCGGTGACCGCGTTAATAACCTCTTCGATCACTTGCTCAACCACTGGCTCAACCACGGGCTGGGCTGGCGGAGGCGGCTCGGGGATTTCCTGATACCTTGCCGGATCAATAATATTAGAAGTCGGTTGAGGCTCTGGAACGGGAACCTCTTGCCGTTCGGGTATATCCGCCGGACTTGGCGGCTTGGCTAAAAAGGTGCCAAATTTGGATACCGGAATATCTTTAGCTGGTATTTTTTTCCTTTGATCATTCAAAACATTAGGAGTAATAATATTGCGGAACTGGTCGAGCACTTCGTATGCTTCTCTTAGTTTTTCCCCTTTGATCATTCCTTTAGTGGCAAGGTTATGGAGCTCTACCTCTTGCGCTTCAAAATCGTAAATGGTTTTTCCGGCGTTATCCCGGAAAGCCATATTTCTTACTTGTTTGGGTAATTTTAAATTCAATCCATATAAATAAGTTTGCGTATGTTCATCCCCATAATTTTTATAAACACCTCCATACTGAGTCATTAAATCCTCTGTGACTTTAAACCAATCAACATGTTTTTGTGTCCACTCTTGACCCTGTGTGAGTGCCTGTTCCTCTATTGCCATGAACTTGCCGAGCGCAACCGCGGCCATTTGTTTTTGATGTTTATCCGTGCTATCCGCCGGGATCATTACCAGTTTCCCTAAAGTTTTTTTGGCAGTTGTATATTTGTAATCCTCTTTCAACCATTGACCCCTTTTCCGGGAAAACATCATCTTGTCTATTTCGAGTTTCTTCCCCGGTGAAAGAGATTCACTGGCATGCATCTCATTCATGTTTATTGTTTCGCTATAAATTTCCTGTAAAAATTTGTTGTGTACCACGGGATCCGTAACACCGACCAGCCTTGCACTTGGATGTTTGAGTGCTTGGTCATAAAGCACCTTGTAATCATCCATCATGTTGGCATCGCGGTAAAGCGGCTTGATATTGGTTTCGAGATAAACCGGCGTGAGTTCAACTATATTTTCCGCCCTACGCTGTGCCGCTGTTTTGGCAACAAACAATTGTTCGTAAAGTACCGGATGCATCGCCTCGACTGTTTCCACGGCAATACTTTCATCGCGATCTTCTTGGGCCTTATGAATCAAATTTTCATAGGTAGTGTGCGCTGTTTGAACATCTTGAAATGCTTTGATAGCATCGACTCGCGCCTGATACCCGGTTGAAGTACCTTCCAGCAATTTATCAATGTGAGCCGATTTCATAAACTCAATGCCAAGTTTAGGGTCTTGCAGTTTCATTCGGGCTACCACTTCGTTAAATATTTTTAGCCGTCCACTTTCGATGGCCTCTGCTTTTTTAATAGGATCCAAACCGGATTTTAAAATGCCATTTTCATGACCTTGTAAAGTCTGAAAGTTTTTGTTCCAGTTTGGTAATACGGTTACCTCATCTTGTTTGGAGGGCAATTGCAACTTGGCAATAATTTGCTCATTGATAGCCTTGGTAAATGCGCTTTCGGTTACTTTGTTATTATGTTTGCTTTTTAAATTAGCCGCCTTTAATGCCAGCGTACTGATCCTTTGAGCAAACTGGGCTTTGAGCGCGGCCTGATAACGCGGCGAGCTCACACTATTATCAATCGAACCGAGCCAAGTTTTTTGTTTGGCTAAAGTTCCTTGAACAATATCCTTTCCATCAATCATTTTGCCAGGGTCGCTCTCAATATCTAGTTGCCATCGATCTATATCCTGATGTAAAGATGCCGATGCATCCGCGTATTCCTGATATTCCTGATCCGCTTTTTCTTTTTTCAAACGGGGAATCAGAACTTCATTAAAAATTTTACTCGCACCCTCGGCAAGCGCCGCCCCGGTTTGGCCGAATGCCGCCGGGTTCATCTTTTGTGTTATGGGCGTTTGAATCTGAATATTGGATGTACCGGTCCTGGTCAAAAGAACTCCGCCAGCGGTTCCCGGGAGCCCCTGTATACTTTGAGCCTTGATTGTTGGAATTTGAGCCATGTTAGTTTGTTTTCTTTTTTATTGGAGGCTTTTTCTTCGTATCACCCAGTTTACCGGCACCGGATAAAATAGTTGAACCAGCCTTCATATAACCAGCCGTCCTGGTTTCCCCGGCTTGGAACTCACTGATCTCGGCCTCCGACATCAACGCCTGTCCGGCAATTGTGCCTTGCCGTATTGTTTCGGATGCTTCGGAACGATACCGACCGGCTTCAACGCCAGCTTGATAAGTTTGTAATGTTGCCTGACTTCTTGATTTGTAAGCATTCACTGAACCGAGATGTAAAAGATTCGCTTCGTTTGCTTCGGCCATGAATTCCGAATCCGCCTCGATCACTAACGGTGTGCCTGTCATCTGGACCCCGGCGAATCCATACAATGCGGTTTGCTCACCGCGTAACCTTGCCGCATCACGCCTTGATTTATCCGCTTCGTACTGGGCTTGCTGTTCAGCGGCAATCGCTTCGTTTTCTAAAACCGCCGCATTGTAAGCAGCAATTTGTTCGGATTGTTTGGCTTCCATCTCGAGAACTTGTGCGTTGTATGTTGCATTTTGTTGCTGGATCACTGCATCACGCCTGGCAATCGCGGCATTCTGTTCCATGACCGCGGCTTGTGCTTGTGATTGCCTGATCGTCCCGAAAACCTGAACTGCCATCGTTATATAGGGGAGAGCTTGTGCCATTTATTGAGTCCTCCCATATATTAGATAATCCTCACCGTTCGGCCCGTAATTTCTTAGACGACCTTCAAATTTCATTCCTAAAAATTCAACCAGGCGAATCAGTTCGGTATGACCATGCATCACCGTTGTCTGTACTCTATGCATTTGATGTGTATTCATAATGTTTTCCAGGTACCTTTTCACATTCCTTACAAACCATAATTTATTGCTCTCAAATAAATTCGACCCCAATATCCATCCTTCACCAACGCCCGGCCACATGAGCATAACCCCGGCAAACCCGGCCACCTTGTCATCTACAAACCCGGTGTAAGTCGGCCCGGAAGCAGTAACCCGGAGCCGGATTTCATTTAAAACTTTTTCCATCGCTACCCGTTCAAACTCCCGGAATTCGATCATGTCCCAATGTTCCTGTTTGAATGGCACAATTTTGTATTTCATTACTGGGTCACCGTTAGTTCTCCTGTAATATTTAATATCGTCATTGGCAATCCCTGTTTTTGCTGGATAGTTAATTCGAGATCCTCCGCATCCCATCCCAACTGGGTAATGTCTTTAATACCGGTAAATTCCGGGGGAGGATTGTCCAGTAAATCCGAGGTGATTCGAAAAACAATATCCTGGTTATTAATCGTAAGCCCGACCGTCTGGTAAACATTGACCTGGACACGGTTCCATGATTTCTTCAGTCCGACCGTGGATCCGCCGCCTTGCAGTTCAAACTCCGGGGATAAAGTGGTTAATGTTGTGTTATAGCCGAGCCCGATATAAGCATGGGTTCTACCGTTACCCGTGATCGATACGCTGCCATCGGCAACCGTGGCATCCGGATAAACTGCCTTACTGGTAGCACTGCCGGCAATAATCTGCACCGTTTCCCCTTCCAGATGTTCGAGCCCGGAAAATGTGGTTGCAGCCGCGCCGGAATAAGTGAGTCCTGAATCCACATAAATTGCCGGATCCAGGTATTCAATAAATCGTTTGGTTGTCTGGTTAATCGTTCGCTTGACACTGATCCATACTTCATCGGATAACCCGTCAACACTTGGGATACATGCTACGGATTCGACTACCGCATTGCCTTCATCGGTCACCGCGAGTCTTGTCGTATCAGAGCTTGCAATCGTCAGGTACCCGACCTTATGCACGGTTTCCTCAACCGTGACCACATTGGCCGCCGGGTTGGACACGGTAAAATCCGCGTGTGCGTTGATTGCCGTGAATAAATTATCAGCAGTCGTATCATTCGATTCGTTCGGCCTCCAACCGTTATCCGCCGAGGGTGCAGTACCGCCAGAAGCCTCGGAAGTAAAAGTCACCGTGGTCCCATCGGATTTGGTAAAAATCAAAGTGGTGCCGACCGCGATATTGGCGTAATCCGTAACCGTGATAGTAGCGTTACCAAAATATCCACCGACCGGATGGCGTGCCCATGCAACAACATTCTGATCACGTTCATAAGTCACATTAATCAAGGTCCCATCGGCACGCACCAGCCAAACCAGGGTATCGGGTTCTTGTTGGTAGGCCATATCAACAATGCCACCGGCACTAATATGTTCTGATAAAATTGTCATGTCAGGAGCAACTAGGCCATCAACGTCCAAATTAAACGCGAGCTCCCTTAACTTGGTTCCGGCACGCTGGATATACAAAACAGCGCGACCGGCTTCGATTGGGGTCACGTTATTGGATCCGTATCTTGTTTCCGGTATTACCTGGACATTGGTCGGAGTCACCGGGGCTGTTCCGCCCGTTAGTTTAAATTCACCTCCAACGGTTCCAACAATCAACCCGGCAGATGATCCGATCAGCCATTGAATGACATTCACCTGGCTTGCGGCCAGGGCAAACTCGATTGCATCATCGGCGGCCCCTGATCCTACGGCCATGTTTTCAAAGTCACCTGATTTTGATGCCCAAATAGTTTGTGGGTTATCATTGGATCCAGCCCAATATAATCGTTCTTCAAAGAAAGTGACACACGCCGGGTATTCATCAGCGGATCCGGCAAAACTTGCCGGAGCTCCGGAGAAAGAAATTGTGGTTAAGGTCCATGCGGTATGACTTGAGCGTGTTATTTTCCGGGGGGCGTAATTTCTTCCAGCAACATAAAGTGTGTCAGCCGACTGACAAAATTTTAAATCGTACAGATCCGCTTCGGTGTAAGGTGTGGTCAATTCGACCGGTTTACCGCCTGATCTTATTTGTCCATTATCTTTATAGATGCGAACGTAAAGATTGCCAAACTCCAAAATATAAGCTTGAGTGGTTGAAAATTCGAATTGAAAGACACGAACTTTTTTGTCAAAATCCCCTGTTTTAAGAGTAACCGTGTCAAGGGTATGAGTTGCACCAGTCGTATGTTTCCAGCCCATGTATGTATCGGTGCTTTGCGCTGTAAATTCCATCGTATGTGTACCGACCGCAAACTCGGTTGAGGTGTACACTTGCTCACCGCCGCTACTGTTCCCGATTTGCAGACTGATAGCACCGGTCCCGATAACAAATCCTAAAACGTAACGCTGACCTTTTACCGTGGTAATCTGTTCTTCCGCCCAACCGTAATTTGAAGCGTTGGAAGAAACAATATTCATTAAATTGGTTGAGTGTGCGATTGAACCCGTGCCAACAGATTTGTTAGTCCAGCCGGCAATGTCCGAGGCAAAGGTGCCGTTCGGCATCATCTCGGATCCGGATGCCGTGACTTTTGCCTGGGCGATAAAATGGGATCCACCACGGCGCTTCAACCCGCCATGCGGCAGAACATAGGCATTCTCGAGGGTCTTTAGAGCGTTGTTGTATTTAGCAACGTCAACCCTTCCCAACAACCTGGGAGAAAATTCCCCGGCTGTAAAATTTGTTTGTACCGGAAAAACTTTCGCCATTAACGCAATCTCGCATCAAGTAAGTGATCACTCTTTAATTCCTCCGGTGTGCCTTCTTGCGAATCCACGGCCATGGCATCGGCCATGGTATTGCGGTACGCCGCAAACATGGTTTCCGTAGTTTCCTTACTTCGGGTCACCGGGAACGCCAGCCGGTAAGCCAAAAGGTCCACCAAGGTTTTCATCATCATTGAATCAAATTCGCTCGGATCAGTGATGCGCCCGATGTAAATAATATCAACCGCCGAGGTATCGCAATAAATGTGGCGGCCGCGACATTGAAAATTCTGGTCATCGTCCGAGGTGTCATAAACATTGAGCACCCGTAAACAGTAAGGGTCAGTCGGCATTAAAAATTTATAGAGCCAGCCAACAATCGGTGTGCCGGTAACAGCCGCGAGATTCGCCTCCTGTACCGCCGCGTTCCAGTTATGTTGCCGGAGCAGAAAATCCACCTCGGTATCGTAAATGCGATTGCATAAAACGGCCGTGGTCGAACTCTCGGTCAACGAACTGATCGTATTAGCGCCGAGTAAATTAAGAGCCTCATTACAAATATCAACTTTTGAAGGCATAATTGGTCCTTAATCCCAAATCCGGGACTCCCTCAGATGCCGTAGATTGCCCGATCTTGGTTTGGTTAATATGTAACCCTGATGCAACCGGGCCCCGAAAGGCCCGATCACAAACAGAATTATGCGTTAGCCTTTGCAATACATAATATGCATGTCAAAGGTATCAGCGGAAACTGATGTGCCAGCGCCTAAACCAAGGGTCAAAATCATTTCCCCGGTTGTGACGTAGCCCGTGTCATGCGTTCCGCTCTCATGAAAGTGCGTGACCGTCCTTGCGGAATCGGCCGCAATCGCACTACAGAAAGCATCAACATCGACTGCCACGGCAGACCCATCGGTGAGTGCCGTATGAGCCGCGTATCCAACGTTAACCGTTGCTGACGATTCTAGGTCAGAAACGATAATGAAAGATTGCGGTAAAATACGGACCCCGGCTGGGATCTTCATCAATTCAACCGTGTCAGAGCTTGAAAGTGCTTGCCCTGTAAATCGTGCATATTCATACACAACGCCGTTGCTGGTTGTCGGATCATTCTTGTCCGGACCATCACGGTGAGTGGTGTATTCAGTACTATAATATGTAGCCATCGTACACCTCCCTTATTGGCAAGCAATTTCAATAACGTGATTATCTTGTATTCTTACGGATCCCAGTGACATCTGGGCATAAGTTTGAAATGAGTAATTTTTATCTGGCCGTTCCGAGATCTTAGTCTCGATATTTTGCCCGATAGAAAGTCCCACTCCAGACTTGGCCCATGCCAACACTTGCTGGTTACCATCCGAATCGTTATTGAGTCGCTCTGTGTGAATAAAATTAAAACCGAAAAAGGCACCTATGCTTCCGGTAACCATCGGTTTCTTGTCGTTGTAATCAAAATTGATGATCGGAGTTCCTGATTCAGAAAACAGATCATCCATTTTATCTCCGCTGATGGCGAGATAAAGTTCTTCATCGGGATCAATGTCTGCCTCCCGTAATATTTTCCTTGCAGTTCGTAGTTTTGCCATAGTCATTCCAGCCGCGTTTATGTTCAACAAGGTTTGTTATTCCTTGCCCGGGATTATCCCAGCTTTATGTTTCCATAAAGACCAGACCATATCATCAACCCATTGGGTTGTTTTGCGCTTCCACCGCACTCGCGGTGTACTCCCTTTCGGGATGGTCGTTGCACCTTCCCACCTTAGTGGGCTTGGCTCATGATTACCTTCGGTTTCCCGATAAGGCGTTCCATGAATTCACAAAATTTTTCGATACATGTCACCATGTAAAGGGGCCATTGCAATAACCCGTGAACTATTTTCTGCGCGGAAGGTAGAGCTACGTCTGACGCGGCATCGGTCGAGGATACGCTGGTAGCGTTTCCTGTCATCGCGGCCAAAATCAAGTCATCAATTGTTCTACCCATTGCCCAAACTCCAGCGGTCATATATTCGGACTTGGGATCAGATAACATTTTTATCTGATCTGCCTTGTCCACTAGCGTATATGTTCAACAAGGTTCGCAAAACCTTATCCGTGGTTTCCCACTGCTTTATGTTTCCATAAAGACCAGATCATATCATCAACCATTAAGGTTGCTCCGCGCTTCCATCACGCTTGTGATGTACTCCCTTCCGGGATGATCGTTGCACCTTCCTACCATTAGTAGGCTCGGCTCAGGATTGTCTACGGCATAACCCGTTAAGAGGTTCCCTGAGTTCACGGAGTTGTTCGATACATGTTGCCATGTAAAGGGACCTATTTTTTGATCCGCCCAGTTGTAATCTTCCATCACAACTTTTCGCCTGGAGTGGGGTGTAGAAATAAGCGGCGTGTCTGCATGCCGACTTGTCATTTTTTGCGCCGATGTACTACCCAAGCGGTCAAAATGATCTGCCTTACCTACTACACCCTCATTCACTCGCACAAAGTTTCGCAAACGCGAACCTTTTTGCTGGGCAAGGTGAATGAAATTGGAGCGATACTTGTTGACAAAAGCCTTGTTGACTTCAGTGCTCATTTCATTTACCTCTCAATGAGGATTAATAATATAGAGAGGTAACCGACCATCGGGCTCTCGGATACAACGGTTGGGCCCTTACGGGGTATCCGGGGTACTGCTATGCAACTAGCGGAGGATCCGTTACCGGGTCCGTAGTTGTGATGCCGGGATCTTCGATCTCTACCGGCTTACGAATTGCTACCTCGCATAACCCGTAAAAATCTTCGCTCCTGGCTGGTTGATCGTAATGCAAACAATAATCAAATTTCTTGCCTCTTAACCTTCCGAGGCGAAATGGATTTTCCTTTCTCGATAATACGATTCGTTTCTTACCAAAATTTTTACACTCGCCGCATGTAATATTGCTTTCCATTTATTCCTCCGGGTAAGCCATATCAAACAGGCGATCCCGGAAAGCAATAGCCTCGGCATGCTTGGGATCGTTCTTGTCCCAGTACGCTTTATAATGTTTATGTCCGGGCTTGTTGAAATTTTCAATTTCCTTCAACGCCGAGCCAACATCAAGAAAACTGGAATCATGTTCGGAATCCAATGGCCGAGCCTCTTGGCTTTTTAATCCCATCTGGTAAAACGCTTTGATCAGCGCCGGATGGGAACCACGGGGATCCGTGGTTAATAATTTCTCGAGCTCCGGACCACCAAATTCTTTCATGGCCCGTTGTGCGATCGCCACGTTACGATCGTACCCCTTCATTCCCCATTCTTTTTGCAGTGCCGCCTCGCCTTTAAAATAGGCTTCATCCATGTGCAATTTCTGGTCAATTTGGGAATCCAGGGCAAACTTATTATAAAAATCCAGGATGGATCCTAATTGTGTTTGCGTGATGCCCTGGTCATGCGCCAGTTGTTTGAATGCTTTTTCTGAATCTTCATCGTATGACATTCCTTCCGGCATATCCGGGCGTGCATACTCATACTTGTCCGCCGTTTCCGGGCGCCCCAGCTTGGTATAAAAATCGTTACGCTCTTCATCGGTTGACTCTTCGCCGGGGATCTTGACCGAGTTCCCCATCATCCGGGAAAGGTGTACATGGCCTTTTGCCAGGTCACCGACCGATTGATATTTGCTTAACGATTTTTCTTCCCGGTAATCCTCCGGAACATCATCAATCCATGTGGCTGGTGCTTCCAGCGGCGCTGCTTCAGATTCGCTCGAGGTGTCGGTTACCGGCTCTTGCGTTTCAGTTGCCATAAATTATTCTCCTTTTGATTTTAGTTCTTCACCAAGTTTGACCGTTTCCTTGATCAGTAAATAAACAAACCGACAACCCTCCTGGAAATAAGTCCCATAAGGATCATTGGCTACTACACTGGATTTTCCCTGGTACATCTCTTCCAAATCCTTTAATACCTCCAGACCGGATTCAGTATTGAAACAATGAAAATAATTGACCGCTACTTTTTTGCGGTCCTCTTCATCAAACTTCGGCTCCCACTCCCTCTGTTTTTTCATTTGCCTCCGCTAGTGCCTTGATGCCGGGACCGGCCATACTCACCCCTTGGGCCGCTTGCATCAATTCGTTTGTTTGTTGTTGTTGTTGCATCTGTTCTGCCTTGACCGTTCTTAATTGCTGCAATGCCGCTTTCGATTTGAGTGCTTCACCCGGAACCGCCAGGCGATCACCGAGAATTCTTAATGCCTCTTCAAAATCCACGATGTCAAGAATATCCGGAGCAAATTGGGCCGCCTGGCCAAGCATACCAAACCACTGTGTTATAGCTGAAACGTCACTAAGTTTTTGTGCCTTGGCCAAGCTCCCAACGAATTCGACATCGATTTCATTGAGCCCGTGCAATGCTTCCGGAGGAGGAGGAAACAGCCCGGTCCTGAAACCAATGGCGAACGTACGAATTACCAGCGGATTAAGCACCTCGGATTCAAAACGTGAAACCGTGGGGCCTAACATACGCTGAAACTGATCCCTTAATTCAATAACTTCTTGCGCGGTCATGTTCGGTTTTTCCGGCATGATCAACTGATCCGCCATGAACATGGACCGGATACCGCGTTTGAGTTCATCCCCTTTTAGATTGGTGAGATCAAAGCGGCCTTCGAATGGTAAAAATTTAATGCGTTCGGGTTCGCGTGAATAATTAATCGCTCCTGGAATAAGTTTAAAAGCGCCGACTATTCCCTGGTGCGGTGCGATCAGTGGCGGATCGACTGCCTTGTTGAGTGCGCGTAGTTCGAGCTCGCGGATCTTGTTTAAAACTTTAATGTCGGCCATGGCAACATCGGCCGGGGACCTTCCCCAGAGCTCGCCGGATTCCTTGGCAAACCTTCCGATGGCATAAGGAAATTCGTTGTATCCACTCTCGGCAACTTTTTCTTTACCGTGTGAAAATATATCGATTGAGGTCCATGCTTTGGTTTCTTTACCGCGGCGTTTTTTCGAATAGTAATCCTCGGCCGGAAGCACCACGCGGAGAAAATCATATTCTTCATCGGGTTTTTCCTGGGCGGCTTCGCGTACGACCTCGGGCAAATTCTTCAACCCGAATTGCTGGGCGGCTTGCCTGGCACTTAACTTGTATTCCCAAAATAATGTATCAGGTACACCACGCCGGTCCTCGGCAAACACAAATTCACCAATCGGCATGGATTTATAAATGATCCCGTTAAAGTTTGGATGGGTCAGGTCATCTTCATCGACCATGATGCAGATGGTACCGAATGAAGTGTAATCCAAAAATGCCTCACCGATCACACTGTAGAAATTACTAGTGTGCATGGTATAGAACATTTTTTCACTGACTTGGTTGAACCATGCCTGAACTGCCGGATCATCATTAAGCTCTGCCATTCGGTGAGCTTCGGGGATCTTCAACTTGTACCAGATCACTGAACTCGGGCAGAGGGAGTTCTGCATCGATAATGCAAGGAGTCTATTCGCTTCCGTGGCCGTAGAATCAAATCTCTTATTGGTCAGCGGTTGGCCGAACTGATGAATTGACGAATCCACTTTGCCTTTTCTCGGTCGAATATAATCCCGGACATCTCTGAAAAATGGCTCCCATTGGGTGCGCCGTTGTTTCAGTTTATCGTGTCGCTTGATCAACGAAATAACATCTGGCATCTAGTCTCCTAACAATTTTTTCTTATAAGCACTCGCCTCGGATGTATCGCCTAAAGCCCCTGTCATAATGGTTGATCTTCGTCCCTGACGTTTCCTCGCCAGGATTGCCATGCGTTCCTCTTTTTCCTCGGCCGATCTGTCAATCTCTTTCGGCGGCTCGGGCGGCGGAGGCGGCTCGGGAACCGGTTGCATCACAATCGGTTTGGGCGGCGGAGGTAAGGGGGGAGGACTTGGCATTTTTGGCGGCGAAAAAATAAAACCCATTTTTTTTACTCCTTTAGTATTCTTGGTTAAAGGTAAATAAAACCTAATCGAATTGGCAATCAAAATCCTAGTGAAATGTTAAATTTTCTTACGAATTAAAAATATCGTAATCATTGAGGGTTTGAGTCTGTTTCCGGTTGGTATCTTCAAACCCGTCCAGGTAATAGGCATTCGAACATTCCATCAGTGCATCTACCCCGTGCGAGCTCCAATCATGGACCGGCGAGGAAAAGGTCCGGGTCTTGTCATTAAATGCCTTATGATAATTCCTCAATGCCGCAATCCCCACTTTGCATTTTACCTGGTCAAACCAGCAACGGCCTAGATAGCGCCGGAGCGAATCGATGGATTCCATCTTGTCAATCTTTTTGCCCACTATAAAATCAATCCCGAGGTTAAGCGCCGTGTCACGCCTGGATCTTCCCGTGGAAAATTCCCGAACCTCGATGTCATGCGGTGCATGATGCCGATCATAAACATATTCCTTGCTCCGGAGTAACTGGATGTAATGAACCAGGCCCTCACCGGAATTTTCATAATAATCAATCAGCCTGGTTTCGTTACCGACATGCTGCGCGAACCAAATCGCATTGGCGTCCGCAAGTCCCAGATCCCAGTAAGTTGAAACCGGGATCTCGGGTTCATAAGCCACCTGGGTAATTCTCCCTTGTTCCAGGGCGGATTCCATTTCACTGGCAAAATACGCCCCTGGCAATGCCGATTGAAAGCTACAATAAAATTCCTGGGCAACCATTTCTTTGCTCATACCGGATTTGCGTTCCTCTTCGACATCCGCATCGGAAATCAGGCGCTTGCCGTCATGATCCACCGTATCATCAACGGTTAGAAACGATGCGAACCATTCATCATTATCCTTGGCCATGTTATATAAATCGTAACCGTGATTCTCGCCCCAGGGCGTGTAGGCAAAAATCGCCCAACCCTCGTTCTCCCGGAGGATTGGGCGGATCGTATCCCATACCGCCGGGCTCATTCTCGAATACTCTGAAAAGATAACGCCGACCGGGTTGGTTCCTCTAAGGTAATCCATACCCTTATCCGTTCCGACCACCTGGTAAATAGAATGTCCCTTTTCCCCCTTGACCTCGACCAGCATTTCCTGGTCGTTTTTCCGGGCAATGATCTGTTTCGGGAAATGGTCCATGTAGGCAATCCCGTTTTTTCCGATTCCTTCGTATATGGCTTTTCGACCCTGCCGACCAGTGGGAAACAGGTGATAATAGGATCCGGGCCTTTGCAGCATTTGGTCGATCATTACGTTAAGGCTTGTGCAGTCTTTTCCGGCCCTTCGATGCCAGGTTAGGACCAATCGCTTTACGCCCAGTTCCATCGCCAGCCAGACCGGCTTTTGATAGGAACGCGGCCGGTATAAGTGAGGTATCGATATGTTTGACATCTATTGCCTCCAGCATGTTTTGTCGTACCAGCGTGATTGTTTGATCCACGGCAACATCCATCGCTTTCTTTTTCGGATGCAAACAGGAATTGATCTCGATGGTCGCACGGATCCTCTCCCTCCATGGAATATCCTTATTCTCCGCGACCGCGATCAGCCAGCTTACCGGATTGAATCCCTTTTTCTTGCAGAGGTCATCAATCTTGTCCTTTTCCATCTTGTTGATGTGCCCACGGGTTTTTACTTTTTTCCCCGTGTCTTTGAATTGACCCTTGCTATCGCGCTCCATTGTAAACCTCCGCTTGTGCGTTGCATTGTTCGAGGATACTTTGAAGCTCGATGATGTACTTGGTCAGATCAATAAAATTGTTTTCCGATAAAATAAAATCAGTCCCGGAAGGTACCGGAGCAATGACCGGCTGATCCGGGAGAATAAAGGTTTCAAGGTTTCTTTGAACCGTTTTTGTGCAACCCCCAAAAACGCAAAATGCGATCACGATTAAGACCGCGGATTTCTTTTTTATATTTCGCATTGATCTCCTTAATTTTGTTCCTGGCCTCATTGCTTTTAATATTGCCTTCAATGAGGGTATCAAGTGCGGCCATTTTCTTACCATGGCGATAGGCAAAGAAAAACACGCCGACAATAAAAAGTACCGCGCCGGAAATCAGGGTAATAGTCATTTAATGTACATCCATGCGGCCATTGCCCAGCCGAACAGAAATGTTGCCAGGTATTTAATGAACGGTGTCATCATTTTTTTCTCCTGTTCATGGATTTACCCATGATGGTTAAATTTTTTCTCGCATTGTTGCGCGGATTATTGTCCTTATGGTGTACATCCTTACCATCCCCCTTTGAAGCTTTCCCGGCGTTGACCATTTTCCGCCGCGCCTTGTTCCGGGAGCTCCTATTTTTAAGCTGCTTCGGACGGGATTGGTAATTATCGTATTCTCCCCGGTAGTCCCTGGGCATTACTTAGACATGCCGGCGCGAACGCTGGCCATTCCACCAAATCCCAACATCATGTACCATTCTTTCGGTGCCATCCACCAGCCATTCATTTCACAAAATAAACTGGCAACCGCGACAAAACTCAAGATAAAAGTTTTTTTACCTTTAAATCCGGCCATAATTTCATTCATTTTTGTTGCTCCCTGTTAATAGGTTGTTTATGAGTGTGTGTCATCATTTCATCCGCAATAATGAAAGCATCATTGCAATGCTGGATGATAGGATATTTGTGCATATCTATGCCGTACTTGGCAATCAATCCTTGCAATGCGTGGGCGGCGAATACATTTCTCAGTGAGGTTCCACGCCGTTCTTTGATTTCCGCCATTATTGGAGCTCCAATTCTTTGAAAGATTGCCACACCCAGGGCTGCCACTGCTCGCCTTCATAACGGTAGCCCGTGGGTTGTTTCAATAACGTGTATTGTTCCGGAATTGTGGTTGTATTGGTTTCCATGACCCATAAATGTGGGCCGGGTTCTTCCCAGGTTATTGCCGTGCATTCGGGGATCATCTGCGTGTACAGAACCGGGTGAGCAAAATAGAGTTTGCCGCGGTCGGTTTCGAATTCCAGGACAATACCAAGGGAGCGATGGACATCCCAGCTTAGTGCCGTATCCGGCAGAGGGAGGGCCGGACGATCTTGAGCAAAGACGGAGGAGGAAAAAACCGTCAGCAAGAAAATAAGGAGCCAGGATGCCCACCAATATTTCATCTCAATTTTTCCCGAGAATGTCCGGAACAAAAAGATTTTTGCCGGATAGAAAATAATACGGGAGCGGCCCCAGTGAATATTTCTGTTTAACCACATCCGTACATTCACAAGACTGACATGTAAAAAGCATTTTATTTTTCATGCTATCGACCAGTACCGTTTCCGATTTACAAAAAGGACACTGGAATTCATTATTATTTGGGAACATCTTTCCCGTAATAATCCCATATGACGTTCGGCGTTTTATTGATATGATCCAGATCGGCATGAATAAAGCCATCGCCGAAACCAAACCGGGTGAAATGCTGGATCAGGTGTCTAAACAATCCATAGCGTTCGCGTGAACTATTCACCCGAATATCGATGGCGAGCCCTACCAGGTGAGAACTACTTGGTTTGGATTTCAACTCCGCATTATGTTTCTGACAACGATAAGCAGAATTAATATAAATCGGTTTGCCATACTCACAACGGACTGCCTCGATTGCCTGGAGGACATCGTTCTCCATCTTCATGACACCGCAGCATGGGCAACACATTTCTTTGCGACTAAAGTGATTTGTCAGCTTCACGGATTCTTTCAATTTTTACGCACCCAAAGCTGGTTTGCTTCGGAACCTCCAAGACAAGCGCCCTCTGGATCTCCTCGACACACTCGGATTTGGTTTGGTAATTTCCGAGGATGTCAACCGTTTCCACTTCATAAGGGGCACTGAAAATAATCATTAATAAAATCCACATCTTGACCAAAATGTATCAGACGGCTAATTTCTTGGCATTCTTAAAATTGTTGTCAAGCATTTTATTTTACCGAGAATTCAAGGGGAAAAGGCGTACCGGATATTAAGATTCTGGAAGGTGTGCTCTAATAGATAACTAAGGGATATCTTGAAGATCACGAGTTGATGGTTTTGACTTTGGTTTTAGAGATTTTGAAGTTAAATATTTCTTTCTTTTCTTTTTTCTTTTTGGTTCTTTTTCTTTTTTCTTTTCTTTCTTTATTAATTTTTTTTAATCCGGTACATGGGGTTGGGAACCTGGGGGTTTTGCGCCGGATTTCCGGAATTTTCCGACTTGGGTCTTGTGGGAGATTCCACATGCCGAGCTCCCCAACGTTAATCACGCCCCCCCCACTTTTCGGGTATCGCCTTTTCAGACCCCCCCGGCCCAAAAAAAAAGACCCCTGGGGGGGGTATCAGGTCACAAACTCACCACATCGGACCGACTCGAGCCTCTGTAAATGCTTGTATCTAAAGTATTCTAGGAATGATCTAACAAAACTCGGAGAATTGTGAGGCATCAATCCCAAAAGTGGGACGAGGCCGAGGCTTTGCCCATACCATGAAGCGGAAGATCCAACCCTATCCAAATAGTCCCATTAACATCAGCTTCGAGGATTCACAAAGAGATACCATTATGTTTGCCCGTGCATAACGGTGTGTTATTCAACCGGCTCCAAACTATTAAGGTGATATGTCTTTTCCTTATTTTGGATATACAGAGTGATATCATCCCCCCATGTTTCAGCTTGTATATCAATATTTAGCACCCAACATAATTCGTATATTTGAGCAAGAACTCCACATATAGTATCTTCTATAATGCCATCGTCATCGCTTTCACACTCCACGCGGATTACTAACTCCTCATGTTGTTGACATAATTTATCCAATTTGCGGAGAATTGCTTTGTGCGGTCGCATCTTGCTTGGGGAAGGAACCTTGTCTATTTGTCTATAAAGCATAGTGACCTCCATTCATAGTGAATAACGGGATCACCTTACCACTCGCCAAGAACTTGTCAACTACCTTTTCACATCGATCCCCTTGCGCTCATAATACCAGAGCGCCATCAGCCCGAATGCCATCTTAGCCAGGTGAGGTTCCTTCCGGTCCCCTTCCAGCCACTTGTGCCAATGCTCGAACATATGATTGATCACCACGCTTTTAGGCATGCCGGATTCCCAATTGCCATCTGTTCCAGGTGCGCCGTGACTCTTGACACCTTCATCCATAACCATGGCGAGCTCTCTAATGAATCCCCATTTCACCAAATCGTAGCGCACCGGAGCTATTGGGTTCCTTGTAGCTCCCGTTGAATATTTCTCTTTGTTGTTCATCGTTTCCCTCTCATTAACTTGTTGATTCTACTAACGTAAAGCACGAATATCACCATATCTGCCAATAACAGTCCGTAGAGATGCTGGACAAATATGATGTACAGCCAGAATGCCTGGCTGGCCAATCCGGTGAAACATCCATAAATCTGGTAGCGATTCCACCAGGTCGCATGTGAAAGCAAATAAATCGTTATGATAGTCAGTACGCTGGCCGTGAGCTCAATGAAGATCATGTTCGCCCTCCGCCCGTTCTGCCTCTTCGATTGCCTGGACAATCCGCTCGAGCTTGCTGTTATATGTATCGAACAACTTGTTCATCTCGAGGATCAGGCCGGTCATCCTTGCCACATGATCGGTGAGTTCATCCACTTGGTCCGCCAGGTTCTTGTCAGTCATTGTCATCCTCTTCAAAATGTACGCAACCAAACAGGGGTCCGGTGTAGATCCCGGATTCCCAGCCATCCTCGCCCATGGTCCCAAATCCATCCCTCCAATCAGGAATTGTTTTCAGGCACATCCCCATTTTGTTATCCGGTTCTTGCCAGTACCGACAATCCTTGCAATGTCCCATCACGCCTCCTCAATGGTTACGCCGTAAACATCCTTGACTTGTTTCACCTTCAACTTATACATGTCAGTCTTGAATCCCTTGACATCCACAAATCTCACCTCGCCGTCTGCCAGAAACTCGGCGAAATCGCAGACATACCGGATATTCCCAGGTAAATGAAATGGCACTTGTCTTAAGAAAAATAGAACTAACCCGGCGGCTTGCCGCAGCTTTAGATCAGCATAATATTGAGCCTCCTTTTTACTGGCAAACTTAATCCCATCGAGCTCGGTCGGCTTCGCATTGAACTTGTGCCGGAATCTTTGAATCTTCATTTCTTCTCCTTTTGTTTCATTTCCTTTTCCCACAACTTTTTCTGACGCACGGTAATGGGTGCCCATTTCACAATCGCACTGGATAATATATCAGTTCGCTCAACTAACAAATCGATGCGCTGGCTCTGAAGATCAAGGCGCTCACTGTTCGCCACAACACTCTTGGTTGCCTCTTCCATGTGAATTGCAACTTTTCCCAGTGTGGCAGCAACCTTGTGCATATCTTCATCAAGATCATGCATTTGGTCATGGATAACCCTCAACATTTGCGTTTGATTCTTTTGTTTTTCTGCCCAATAACTTTGATTCATATCATGTCCTCGAATTTTTGATTGCCTTCTGAATAAACACCACAATTCCTGTCGAACTTAAGCCTAACCACGCCAAGCTCACCATCCACGCCGGCATCCCTCACCTTTTGAATGTGGACCTCGACATCCGCCTCCGGATCATGAACATGCCGGAAAATTGTCCAGCATAAATCCGCCATGTTAAAAAAGTGAGCGCTCCCTGATATGTCCCACGGCCGCGGCACCACATAGGATCCATCCTGGGCCCTCTCCATCTTCTTTGGATGGGCGATTAACCACACATGGATGCCATACACTTTGGCAAAATATGTCAGCTTATTTAGCGTTTCGGCTACGTACTCGGTTTCGCTCCGGTGCGGTTTTCTGGAAGCCTCGAGCTTGTTCCAGGGATCAATGACCACGCCCCTGACATTATCCTTTTGCCGGATTAATTGTTTTGCGCGTGATAGTATCGAATCGATGTCCGGCTGCGCTTCCTCCGGTAAAATGAAATGGAAATGCTGGTTGATGTTCCTAACCGCGACCATGGCCTCGTCCTCGGTCATCCGATCCGTTGAATCCTCGGCGAATCCTTTACCGGTCCAGATCTGGATCAGATTACGAACGTGGTGTTTCGGGCTGGCATACTCCGGGGAGAATACGGCAAACGACCAACCGGCCGACCTTGCGATATTGCACATGATATTATTGAGCAGCGTGCTCTTGCCATGGTTCGGGATTGCCGTGCCAATCGATAGACAACCCGGCGAGATCCGCATCTTTCTGCCAAGTCCCATGCCAGGGTCCACGCCTTGTTTCACGCCATGCCGGTAGAGATCCTTGAGTTCTTCAATATATTCCTCCGGCGAGTGCACCCCTTCAATCGGCCAGGGTTCGGCAGCATCCAAACAGGCGCGAACTTTTTCCCGGTTAAATTTTAAGAGAGTATCATTGGCATCGTTACAGTCATCCGGCCATGTCACCTTGAAACACTTGTCTTTGCCGATCCGCCTGGCGAGCTCTTCGACCATCTTTCGCCCAGGTGCATCCATATCCCCGGCCAGTAGAATTTTAGAGGGAAGCTCCAGCGCACGTTCCGAGCTCTTTAAAAATTGATAGGAGTTGGACCCGTTATCGACCGAGCAATGGACCCGGTCCGGATCACAAATATCCCCGGTCAACTTGTCGATCTCTCCCTCATAAATCACCATTTCAGCGCCCGATTTTATTTGGTCCAGGTCCCACAGTACATGTTCACAATTCTCTTCCTGGGAGTACCTTTTTTGCCGGTCGCGGTACCTTAAGTTAGCAATCTCGCCATCCTTCCGGTAGATGAACATGATCTTTTTACGTTCGGGTGAGTAGCCGACAATCTCCGGCCGCAATACCGATTGATCAATGCCGCGCTCTTGAAAAAAATCAATAACGGTTTGAGGGAGCTCGCTTTTAAACGTGATAGTCGGTCGGTTGTATGTCCTGGGCGCTGGTCCTTTTCGAATGGCACCGGACCATTGACAGTGATAACAAGTCCAAAGCCCGGCGGAAATTGTGACCCTTAATGATCGGGTGCCTTTTTTCTTGCGCTCCCCGGAACATTCCGGACATGGAATGGTAACGGTATCCTCACTGGCACCGGATACATCAATCCCGGCGGCCTCAAACGAATCGTACAGTTTGCTCATATGCTCGGCCGCTCACTGAATTCGATTTCCTTCGGGCCATCCATCTTGCTTTCCTGGAGGTACTCTTCGAAATGTCCCTTGGCAAATAACGTGGATGGCCGTATGTACTTGGCCATGTCGGTGCCCTTCCACTGTTTGCATTTCGTATCGATGACCTTGATATAATCTTCCAGCCGGTAGCCTTCGTTGTAGCGTGCGCGGACAAAGCGCAAGGTTGTAATCGAGTCGGTTCGGTAACTGGCACCGGATTTTTTATTGAGATGTGCAATCACCTCATGAACGGTAAATTTTAAATCCTCATTTGTTTCATCCTGGTCTGAATAACATTTTTCAAGATGCGTAATCAGCCAGCTAATGTCCGGCGCTGGCAAACTTTGATTCGTTGTGAATTTAAGTTTGAGCTCCGCCAGCCGCGTCAAATGTTCCGACATAATCCCCTCCAAAAAGTTTTTTTGCACTGTGCCAGGTATCCTGTTCCTCCGGTGTCATCGTTAAAAATTCCTCGAGCTCTTTAATCGTGTAAGCGATATGTTTTTTCCGGCTCGCTTGACTGGCAACCCAGCCGTACTTGGCGAGGATGATAGTATCGCCGTAACGCTCGCTCTTGATCTTGATGAACCCCTTGTCGTTAAACTTCACGTTCAATCTCCATGATCAACCGCCCGAGGATCTCTGGAATTTGAGGCACCACTGAATTGCCGAGTGCCTTCAATTTTTTTACCCGATTCTTTTCTCCCGTGGTGACCCTCGGAATGTCCGGCTCTATGTGCCAGATGGATCCAATGTCAAGTAGTTCGGCGGATAACCCATCAGCCAGGTGACCCATTCCGCGTTGAGTTGGCCGGTTACTCCCTCCGCTTCCTGTGCCGTTGCATCCAGATATTTCTTGTCGAGCCGATACTGATGACTCTTGCTCCCCAAGGGTTCCACTCCCTTGTATTCCGATGATCTCGGAGTCGGCCACCACTCCATCGGCTTTGAGTCTTTCATAAGTCAATTCCTTTATATCTGGATACACCGGCACATCAGGCCAGTGCTTGTTTAATATTTGGGTACAGAACGGATCTTGCTCGCAGAATGCAACCGTCTTGAATTCTTTTGATGCACGGTGCAGACCCAGCGAGAACCCTCCAATCCCGGCAAAGAGATCAAGAATCCTCATGATCGTATTCATCAATGAAGATGAACGAATCACCCCGGAGAATATCCGGATCGGTATCCCATGGTTTTTTTGGACTGACTACAATCTGCCGCTCGATTGCAATTTCACCTCGGGCAAATTGCCGGCCCTTGTCGGTGAGCTTTAGCGTTTTGTCAATCAGGCCCCAGTGCCGGGTTTTGTGGATTCCATCCAGGTGAGAATAATAATTATCGTGGTAAAGTTTGCGGATTGCGCGGCAGAGTTTCTTGGTGAAAATAAGGCATTCGGTATGTTCGGTGACAAAGTCCATAGATCACACTCCCCCTCATGATGTGGTGATTTTGTGTCCGCCCCTCGCCGTTACACCTAGGATTAAGGTGTTACAACATGTCAGAGTTTGTTACATTAAGACTCTGATTTTTTTAGGACAAAACACTAAGTCACTCAATAATTGAAGTTGGGGAAAATGACCTTATGAAACTTACCTTTTAAAAAGTTTGTTCCATAAGGCCATCCAACCCATTGATATTGTTGCATCCCACAAAAACATCTTTACCATATGTGGGTAGTTTGTGTCTACTTTTAACTTGCTCCCTGTACCAGCCTCAAAGACGGGGCCTTGCGCTGTAATACCACTTTCTTTTTAGCTTGTCGCTGGGCATGCAGATCCTCGACATGCACATAAATCTGCGTGCTTGCGAGATTCTTATGGGATAGCAGTTTGCCAAGTGCCGGCAGATCCATTCCCGATTCAGCCCAGCGAGTTGCGAACGTATGTCTTATAGAATGGAAGGTGCACTCCAGACCAATGGCTCGGGCATGCTGGCTGAATAAATTGGTCACATGCTCCCTGGTGTAATGCTCACGCTTTTTGTACGGTGATGGCCATACATAAGTTTCATACGGGTGAGCCAAGCGGCGGATCCGGAACCATTCCAAAACTTCAGGCTCGAGATCGATGTAAGTGGTCTTACCTTTTTTCATATCATCCGGCGCGAACTCGAAGCATTCATTTACGAAATTGATCTGGTCGTACCGCAGTGACGTGATATTAGATAACCGGATGCCGACTTGCCAATCGATCCAGACAATTTCCCGGAGCCAGGTTGGCAGCGTGGCGAGCAGATTATCCAGGTCGTCATCGCTGATCAGTTTATGTTTCTGCTCGGGTTCATCCAGCTTGACAATTTGCGCCAGCGGATCAAAGGGCAGATGTTTTTCTTTAGCACACCACTTGGTAAATGATTTGAGTTGCGTGATACGGTTATTGATTGAACGGTTTTTTTCTCCGCGTTCAATACACGCTGCCCGGATTATCTTGACATGTTTCTCACCGAGGGTATGCAAGGGTGCATCCTTGATAATGTCCTTCAATACCAGGCTCCCCTTTTTACGCTTGTCACCGCCTTCCCAGCTAGTGCGCTTGATGTACAGCGAGGATGCCCGGACATTAGCTACCAGTTCCGGATCGGTGAGATACTTTTCATACGCGTCATAAATCGTCATCGTATTCGTGATAGTAACCTCCAATCCCAGCGCCACACGTTTGAAGCGTGCTTGCAGATCATCATGGAACGCCTGGGCTTTTCGTTTGTTGGCCTCACCGGTAGATCCTCGGTGCCGAGATTTGGCTACCCGAAAATCGTACCAGTATGTATTGTTACGTTTATAAATTGCCACGGTGACCTCCTTAGTTAAGGGGCCCGGAGGCCCCTGTTAGTTATTTTCTTGGTTTGTTGCGTCTATCGTCCCAGCTAATTCCAAATGTATCTATGAATTTTTTTGCTAGTTTTTGGTACGCTTCAAGGTCCGCCTGATGAATAGCTAAGACTTCATCTCTTGAATACCCACAATACCTATCACTCTGCCGCCCTAATCCTTTTTCTTCGTAATTGTCAAGATAACCGCTCGCTGTGCCGCCTTGGCTCTGCAACCAGTCATACGCTTCTTTTACTTCCGCTCTCAATTTCTCTAAAAAATTTAATTTTGCCATGGTGACCTCCTTTATAAATCTTCAATTTTTTGAGTTAATCTTTTGCCAGTTCTTATTTCATGTGGTTGATGAACAGTATATTGATTTTGACCATCAAACCAATTATCACCAGTTACGCACATAGTCCATGTTGTTTGAAGCATCATTAATTCCGCTTCGGTTAACTCCAATGTGTAAGTTTCTTTTTCATGGTGACCTCCTTGGTTTGTTAAGATGTTCTTACAAACCTAATTATCCATATTCTTAGTCATATGTCAAATAAAAATGGCAATTATTTTATAATATTTTTTATCTTATTGAAAACACTGGGAGTTTTGGCGGCTATTTCTTGGCATCCTAGGGCATTTTCCCGTACGCACGAATCGTGTGTGTTACCCGATTCGTCCTGGCCATCGTTGATTTTCTTTCGGCATTCTTGGCCATCCACTGTTCGATTTCTTCCGGATTGTACCGGATTTCGTGGCCGTTTAACTTCAGGTGTGGCATTCCTTTTTCTCGCAGCGACCTTAATTGCCTTTTGTTTTTTAAGCTTAACCATGTTATTAAATCGTTCTCTGTAATTAAGTTTCTTGGCGGCATTATCTCTCTCCGTTTGAAGTTGTTCGGTAGTAATTTCATCGATTAACTCACCGTGTTTGTTATAAATTTTTACCGGGTAAATCATGTGTTTACTCTGACAATGTCATCGCGGTAAACACTAACACCTGGAATCTTTGCCATCTCGCCCATGGCGTTTACCTTGCGAGCAATCGCTTCGAGATCGGGGGTCAGTAATTCCGGCGGCAGTTTATCCGGATCGGTCACTTCAAATTTGTATTTTTTAATAAACGTGGTATGCTTCAACTTCGACTGGAGCTCTGGCGGAGCCAATGAAGTTATGGTGACCTCTGAAAGCTCTTCCAGAGCCTTCCGGTCTTTCTCCATATTGAACTCCTTCATCTTTCCCTTGATCAGACTCTCGGCAATCTCATAATTTTTTAGTGTTTCATTTCTTTCACCGGTCAATGCCTTGTGTGTTTTGTGAGCTCGCTTGACCGGTTCCTCAAATTTTTTCTCGACCATCTTTTTATCGGCCATCAAATTGCCGAGCAATGCATCGGTCCTGATCTGGTCCGCATCGGTCCTGATTTTAATTTTTAAAACAAGATCCTGGATCTGTTCCGGATGACCCACTACGAATTGCTCATGATCCAGTGGAACCAACGGGGCATTGCTGGGTTCCAGCTTGTAAGGTACTTTCATCTTTCATTTCTCCTCTTGAAGTGGTACACGCGAACAGCGGCCAGGAAGTTGGCAAGGTCCTCTCGGCTCCGATACGGGACTAGCTTATAGTTACCGTTCGGCTTTAAGTGCAGAGCGAACCTGGCCAGTCCCTTTTCACCCCCCATTTTCTCCCAGGCAAACTGGTAGGCGGCCAACTGGATCCCCGTGGTGTCAAGTTCCGCACCCGTTTTAAGGTCCACAATCGATGGGGTCCCGTTAATTGTCATGACTCGGTCGAGAGCTCCGGCGTACCAGAATTCTTCGTTGTGTACGAATGTTTCAATTTCGATGACAACAATATTGTTTTCTTCGCGGAATGTTTTATAAGCATTCACATAGGGGAGAAGATCAATATCAATCGGGCCGACCGGTTTATCGCGGTCCATATCCTCAGTAATTTTATGAACAGCGGTTCCCCGGTCAGCCGCGACTCTTACATTATTCTCGGCCTCGGTTGGGAAATTAATTTCACCATCATTTTCTTTTTTCTTAAAAAGCCGTGAGTAGTACCCGACATCTTGCATGATTGTTGTGACACTGGGCACTGCCTTTGTGCTGCCATCGTCCATACGGACGCGGTAAACATGTTCACGGTCACAAGTGATGTCGAGTGTTTTAATAGTCATCAGAATGCAATGTCCTCTTCGGTTTCGAAAGATACTCCGCTAGTGGAGTAGGATTGGTGCTCAACAACCTGAACTCCTTTTAACCGCATCTTGCATCCGACCTTGCCGGACACGGCCCAGCCATAAGGTTGATAGGCCACCTTTAATGTTGAACCGTTGCCGATTTCGTTATTCGGGTCATGTTCCAGGGGTTTGTTATTGGCATCCAGAACAAGCACCGAATTCGTAAACGGTTTACCGTTTCTTGGATTCACTTCATGATCTACCCGGAACTTTAAAAGGTACCAGGTCGGATCAATGTCCACCCCGGTGCTTGATAATCCATCCAGATATTTTTTTGTACAATCCTTTACCAGCTTGTATTGAACATCCGGCGAAGGTTTGCCACCCTCCGCGGCCACGGTATCGGAAACCATCTTGTCGTAGATGGCAATCGTTTCCTTGGCATCTTTGGGTGATAGAAAAAGATCCACGGCGAACTCGCCGCCATCCTTGAACGTGGTGTCCGGCACATAGACCTTGACCCACGCGGCTTCCCCGGCCGGTGTATATCTTACGGGTTCCTGTTTTTTAACCTTGCCATTCTTAACCATTCACTTGCCCTCCTTTTGAGATTTAAGTTTTATGATACGAGTAATACAGCCGAGTGGAATAACCCCTCTGTTAGCGACTGACTTGGCTTTCTTGTCTGAAAATTCGATGTTGTGGCAGAGCACTAATGTGCTTGCCCGGAATGTAAGAAAATATCCAATGGTCCGCACCGGAATTGATCTGATACCTTTGACGGCATCTTTCTGGTCCATCCAGGTGAATCCTTCGGAGCTATCGAGATCCCCGGCATCCACCCAGTAGACCTCGATCCGGTCATCCTTGGATAATTTTTTAATCTGACTCCGGATCCTGGTGAGTATCTGATTCGTTGTCATAGACATCCTTATAGAGTTGGCGGAATGCTAAAATTATCGGGATGAACATAATGAACTGCATGAGCCTGGTGAGGATGATGATGGTACTTTGTTCCATGGTGACCTCCATTTAAGTTGACATCTTGCGACTGGTTGTGTAGGTTATTTGCCAATACCAACACAACATTTCGCATTGACCAAGAATATAGCCGAATGGCTAATATATGTCAAACAAATTTCGTATTGCCAGATTAAATGCCAGTTTGAACCAGGAACAGGCGGCCAAGAAATTGGGGATCCATGTGACTACTCTCAACAAGTATGAGAATGATCACCGGCAACCCAGTGCGGATGTTGTGCGGAAGATGGCAAGTGTTTACGCGGTATCAGTAGATGTCCTTTTAGGAATGCAAACTACAACCCCCCCGGATGACAATAGGTAC